CGTTTAAATCAACAGACACTGTTCCACGTCCTTCAGGAAGTGTATGGGTTAAAACAACTTCAAGCAACAGTGGATTCTTAGCAGACGTAAGTTCATATAGCAGTTCAACAGCAGCATTTGTTAGCAGTAGTGCACCAGCATACACAAATGACCAAACTGCACTTAAGAACTATGACATAACAGGCGGTAGTCTTATCCCAGCAGGCAGTTTTTATGTACAGTATGACGTTAGTGAGAATGATACAGTAACTTACAAATTGTTCAAGCGTTACAGCGCAGGTGCATTAAGTGTAACTGGATTGATTAATTCAGCAACACCTATGACATCGTCAGAGACTTTTACTATTCAGGCAAGTGTTGCAAACAGCACAACATTAACAACTGCAGTGACAGTCACACTAGGTGGCACAGGTATTGCAGATCTTGCAACCGCAATTAATGCTGCTAACGTAGCAAACGTAAGTGCAAGTGTAACAAGCGGTGGTAACATCCAGATTACACATGCATTAGGCGGCGTACTTGTAATGAAAAACACAAGTGGTACTCCACTAAACGATGCAGGTATTACAACAAGTATTACTACTAAGCAAGTTCGTGCAGGTAATAGCGCGGACATTATCGTAAGTAACTGGATTGCAGACACATATACTGCAAGTACAAGCGCACCTAGTGCTAATCCAACTGATCTTACATATTGGTATCATGGTGGATTTCAAGCAGACATTATGATTTCTAATGGAACTATATGGCAAGGTTATCAAAACGTAACTGATACACGTGGTTTTGCACTAGCAAATACAGATCCAGAAGGTGTTATCTTTAGCACCACAGCACCGACTACACAAAGTGATAGTACTGCACTCGTGAACGGTGACTTGTGGATTGACACAAGTGACTTAGAAAATTATCCGGCACTTTACAGACGCCAAACTGTAAGCGGAGAAGCAACTTGGGTATTAGTTGATAAAACAGACACAACTACAGAAAATGGTATTATTTTTGCAGATGCACGTTTTATGGGTGACGCAACAACTGACGTTGTTACAGGAACAATACCAACAACTAAAACATTGTTAACAAGCGACTACTTGGATATTGATCGTCCAGATCCAGCAATTTATCCACGTGGTATGCTACTGTTTAACACACGTCGCAGTTCATATGGTGTAAAGCAGTTTAGAAGTGATTACTTCTCACGCACTAACTTCAGTGACACAAGTGTATATCCAACGCTTCCTACAGAAAAGGATGCATGGGTAACATCAAGTGGAAGTACATTTGGACGTAAAGCAGTTCGTAGTGTTGTATCAACATCAATGAAATCTGCACTTGATGCAAGCACAGAGCTTCGTGAAGATGCAAGAATCTTTAACACTATTGCAGCACCAGGATATCCAGAGCTAATAAGCAACATGGTAAGTCTAAACAACGACAGACGCCAAACAGCGTTCGTAGTAGGTGACAGTCCAATGAGACTAGCAGCAACAAGCACTGCTATTGAGAATTGGGCAACAAACACAGCGGCAGCCGCAGATAACAACGAAGATGGACTAGTTAGTAGCGATCCATACTTGGCAGTGTTTTATCCAAGCGCAACAACAAATGATCTAAGTGGCAACACAATTGTTGTTCCACCAAGTCATGCAATGCTTAGAACAATTGCAAGAAGTGACGATATTAGTTTCCCATGGTTTGCACCAGCAGGATCACGTCGTGGACTAGTAGACAATGTCGCAAGTATTGGTTACATTAATGCAGCAACAGGTGCATTTGTAAATGACAACGTTCGTGAAAGTGTAAGAGACACATTGTACACAAACAGAGTTAATCCAATTGCATTCTTCAACGGTGCAGGCATACTTAACTACGGTAACAAAACTCGTGCAGCAAGTTCTAGTGCGCTAGATCGTATTAACGTAGCACGTTTGACAGGTTATCTAAGACGTCAACTACAAACAATTGCTACAGGCTTTGTGTTTGAACCAAACGATAAGATCACCAGAGATGAGATTAAACAGCAAGTTGAACAGACACTGAATGATCTTGTCGCAAAGCGTGGTGTGTTTGATTACTTGGTAGTCTGTGATGATACAAACAACACAGCAACTAGAATTGATCGTAATGAGCTATATGTTGATATTGCTATTGAACCTGTGAAGGCAGCAGAATTCATCTTTATTCCGATCAGACTTAAAAACACAGGTGAGATTGCAAGCGGAAACGTTGCTGCAGCAAGCACTGTATAAAAAAAACTAACAAAACTGGGGGGTAGAAATACCCCTCATTTTTTATGACTGAAGTTAGATAAATACTTTTATAATTAATATAGGAGCGAAACGAAATGTCAGTTTCATCATTAACAAAATTTACAGTCCCTATTGACGGTGATCAGAGTGCAGCAAGTCAAGGCTTGCTTATGCCAAAACTTAAATATCGTTTCCGTGCGTCATTTGAGAACTTTGGTATTAGTAGTCCTCGTACAGAGATGACAAAGCAGGTTATGAACATTACTCGCCCAGCAGTGACATTTGAGGAGTCAATGATTGAGATCTATAACAGTAAAGTTTACCTAGCAGGTAAGCATACCTGGGATCCAATTACAGTCAATTTACGCGACGATGTAAATGGCGGCGTAACTAAATTGTGCGGAGAGCAAATCCAGAGACAGTTTGATTTCATGGAGCAGAGTAGTGCTAGTTCAGGCATTGACTACAAGTTTATCACACGTTTTGAATTACTAGACGGTGGCAACGGTGCTAACGCAGCAAGTGTTCTTGAGACATGGGAACTATACGGATGTTTTGTGCAGAACATTAACTACAATGATTTAGATTATGCCTCACAAGAGCCAGTACAGATTACAATGAGTATTAGATTTGATAATGCTGTACAAACACCACTAGGTGACGGTATAGGTTCAACAGTAGCGAGAACACTAGGTCAAACTATTACTGGCTAATAGGAGTTAATCCACATGCCTAGTGTAAACAAAAATCTATCTCCCATAACATCAGGGGAAACAGTGCGTGACTTTAAACATGCGTCACGCACTTTTGTTGACAATAATTACGAGCTACAGCCAAGATTTAGTCATCTCTTTCATGTAGTATTTGAATTTACAGCAGACGCATCCACACTTTTTAACACAGTAGATCAACTAGAAATTCCTATTCTAGTTAAGAGTGTGGACTTGCCTACATATAATATTGATGTTCAAACACATAATCAGTACAATAGAAAAGTTCAAAGTCATCATAGTATGAATTACAATCCTATCACTGTGAGGTTTCATGATGATGCTAAAGAACTTATACGCAACTTATGGCACAAATATTATATTTTTTATAACGCAGACAGTACATATGAGTTGGATAGCAACAGTTATACACCATATGACAAGTATAGCAACCGTGTGCAGCAACAGTGGGGGTTGCAGCGCGGAAACAAACGTTTCTTTAAAAGTATAAAAATCTATAGTATGCACAATCATAAATTTGCAGAGTATACATTGATTAATCCAATTATTACTGCATTCAACCATGACAGTCATGCATATGCAAATGGCAGTTTAATGGAACATACTATGCAACTTGCCTATGAGACTGTAAAATATGCAACTGGATTTGTTAATGACATTACGCCGCGCGGCTTTGCTGATATACACTACGATGTAGAAACTAGTGATTTGTCAGAGACTAATACCAATACAGAAGCATTTATTAACGGACAAACTGTAAGTGTAGCAGGGCAAGCACCAACAGATTTATTCCAAGGAAATGTTATTGGTGTAATCAAAGATGCTGAAATAGTTTACAATGAAACAAGACTCAACACAGGTAACGTGTTGACGGATACATTATCAATTTTTGCAAACAATTTGTTAACAGGCAAGAAAGCAACAAGTAACATTCTAGTTCCTGTTACAGGATTAGTTGAAAACGTCGCTAATAAATACGCAGGACAACTAACCGATGGTATAGTCAACAGTATATCAGGTGCAGGCAACGGAATAGTGTCTAGTCAAGGACAAAATATACAATCTAATAATTTCAATACACAGAGTACTAGTTCAAATAGTATTGGATATGCAAAAGTAGTTCCTGCTAATAATGGAACAGCAAGTAATCCAAATAATATGAGTGATACACTTCAATACTTCAGTAAACTAGTAGGAAGCAAAAAGTAATATGGCACAGTCGACAAATTTACCTATAGTTAGTCCAGCAGATAGTTTCGATCAACGTGTACAGGATTATTTCACAAACTATTTTACCACACCGATAAGCATGACTGATATGGAGTATGACGCAGCAAAAAGTTTTTTTGTAGCTCGTACTAATAATGAGGATGCGGCAGCGGCATTGACCGCAGCGGTTATACAAGCAGCAAATGAACTTAACATTCATATTGTAGATATAATTAAAGAATTTGAACAAGCAAGTGACCTTAAGAGTGCTATCCCTACGTTTTTAAACCTTAGTCGAAGAACAAGTAGTTTGTTAGGCTACGAAGCAAACATAACTCCAAATGAGAATATAGCACGCCAAGTGGTGGCATAAATGTTTAGTCGTAACAAATATGCCAATGGCATATATACCATAACAAATCCTGGGAAATATAACGGAAACAAAGAACCTAGATATCGCAGTGGATGGGAACATGCATTTATGCGATTTTGTGATAACAATCCAGCAGTTATAAGTTGGGCAAGTGAAGCAATTACAATACCTTATCGCAATCCACTCACAGGCAAAGGTACAGTATATGTACCAGACTTTATTGTAATGTACCAGGACAAACGCGGCAACAAGCATGCAGAGCTTATAGAGATTAAACCTAAAGCACAAACAATGCTAACCCCAAAGACTCGCGAGAAAGAGAAACTTTCGATTGCTATTAATCACGCTAAATGGGAAGCGGCTGCAAAGTGGGCAAAGCATAACGGACTACGCTTTAGAGTAGTCACAGAGGATGATATTTTCCATAATGGTAAACGCTAAGGATAACTATTAGTATGACAAAAAAACTAGAAGAATTATTTGATGTGGCACCTGCAGATGAACTAGACATCACAGCACAAGAAAATAGTGTAGTTGTAGAGGCTGTAACTGCTAAAGATTTGCCGCAAATACAAACAGCACTTTCTAATGTAGATAAGATTGATGCTGCATTACCTAGTGTAAGCGAACTCGGCACTAGCGATAAAGAAATGGATGACATTGCAGTTTTAGCACAAGATACATTTAAAGACCTAATGGATTTAGGTATGAATGTTGAAGCACGTTTTAGTGGTGAGATTTTCAGCAATGCTGCCCGTATGTTGGACACAGCACTAAGCGCAAAGAATGCAAAAATTAATAAAAAATTGCGCATGGTTGATTTACAACTGAAAAAAGCAACATTAGATGCTAGACTTGCAAAAGAAG